GTCATCGAGAAGGTCAACGGCGAGGTGCTCAGGCACCACGAGCGGCACGAGGTCGAGGGCACGGGGGAGACTCGCAAGGCCGTCGTGCTCAACGGGCTGTTCAAGGGCACCGACACGAAGCTCGGGACTCTCACGGACATCCGCGCCAACGAGTCGACTGCCCGCATCCAGCCGCGGGTCGAGCTCCCCTTCAGCGTGCTCGACGTCGAGTACGTCCCGAACATGCTCCCGAACCGCCTGTGGCGGGCGTCGAGCCTGGGCATCGCGGACATCCAGGGGAGTGAGACGCTCCTCGACGGAGTCGACGAGACCTACGCCTCGTGGATGCGGGACGTCCGCCTCGCGAAGGCGCGCATCCTCGTCCCGCGCGAGTACCTGCGCCAGGACCCGACTGATAAGACGGCTGCGGCGTCCTTCGACATCGACCACGAGATCTACGTTGGGATGGACATGGAGCCGGGGCTCACGCAGGACGCTCGCGCGATGCTCGCGCACCAGTTCGAGATCCGCTATCTCGAGCACCGCGAGACGGCCAAGGACTTCGTCCAGCGCATCGTCTCCAACGCGGGCTACACGCCCGCCGCGGCCGGTGAGTCGAGCGACGTGTCACGCACGGGTACTGCGCTCCGTGTCAGCGAGCGGAAGACGCTCCTCACGCTCCGGAAGAAGAGCGGGTGGTGGACTGCCGCGGTAGCTAACACACTCCACCGGATGATGATCATCGACAAGGTGGAGTTCTCGTCCGGTGTCGAGGCGTTCCGCCCCACGGTCACGCTCTCCGACTCGATCATCGACCAGCCGCTCGAGCTCGCGCAGACCGCGCTCGCGCTCAAGACCGCTGAGTCGGCCTCTATCGAGACGCGTGTCCGCATCGTCAACCCCGACTGGAGCGAGACTGAGATCGACGCCGAGGTCAAGCGTGTCCAGGGCGACATCGAGGCTGCGAAGCCTCCGGCTCCGGTCATCACGGGCGGGAAGTTCGGGTCGGGCGACGCCGCCGACACGGGGCACAAGCCGACAGACCCAATGCGTCAGGGCGGGGCTGACGGGCCACCGCCTCCGCCCCAGCCGGGGGCCAAGCCGAAGTAACTCGGCCGCGGCGTAGTTCGACAACTCCATGAGGACGGTGTAGCGTCTGTCTCGACGCGCACGGCTGCGGGTCACCCCTCGAAAGGAGAGACGATGCCGGAACCAATAATCCCCACGCCTGACAGCGGAGCGGGGGACCCGCCGAAAGACGGGCCGGGCAGCGGGACGCCGCCCACGCCGCCGGAGCCTCCGAAGAAGCTCGAGTTCACGCAAGAAGAGTTCGACCGCATCATCGCGGATCGGGTCACGCGGGCGAAGCCCAAGGATTACGACGACCTCCTCAAGCTGAAGGCGGAGCGGGAAGCGGCGGCGGAGAAGGAGAAGACCGATCTCCAGAAGGAGAAGGACGCCAGGCTGGCGGCGGAAGCGCAGGGCACGGAGCGAGTCTCCAAGGCTGACGCGAAGCTCAGGCGGGCGGCCATCATGCTGGAGGCCGCGGCCCAGAACGCTGCCGACACGGACATCGTGCTCGCTCTCCTCGCGGGGAACGACACCATCACGGTGGACGACGACGGCGAGGTGCTCGGGGTCAAGGAAGCGGTCAAGAAGCTCCTCAAGGACAAGCCAGTCCTTGTCAAAGGATCGGGCGGAAGCTCGACCGGCGGCGAGTTCGGCGGCAACGATCCAGCCACGCTGGCAGAGCAGATCACGAGCCTCGAGCGACAGGGAAAGTACAAGGAAGCTCGCGAGCTGAAGATGCAGCAGATGGCCAACCTCAGGGCCTGACCCCGCAAAGGTCGCGCCCGACCACGACAGGAGAAACATGGCCGGCATCACCGGTATGGGCACGACCTTCAACCTGCCCAACTTCGTGGGCGACCTCTTCACGGTCAGCCCCGAAGACACGCCGCTCCTCTCCCGCATCGGCGGGCTGACGGGCGGACGCCCCGCCTCGGACAAGGAGTTCGAGTGGGAGTTCTACGACCTGCGCGATCCTGACGCGGAGCGGCAGCACGTCGAGGGCGACGACGCCCCCGCGGCGCAGAACCGCGTCCGGGCGAACGCCTCGAACGTCCTCGAGATCCACCAGGAAGCCGTCTCCATCTCCTACACGAAGATGGGCGTCGGTGCTGGCGGGTCCTACGGGACCACGGCGCGCGGCACCTCGCCGGTCGCCGACGAGCTCGCGTGGCAGATGGACCAGCAGCTGAAGCAGGTGGCTCGAGACATCGACCTCGGCTTCATCACGGGGACCTACGCCAAGCCCGCCGACAACCTCACCGCGCGGAAGACCCGCGGCCTCATCCAGGCCATCACGACCAACGTGCGTGACCTGAACGGCGCGGTCCCGACGACCGAGACCATCGGAGACCTCTTCCAGATCGCCTACCAGAACGGCGGCCTGGCCGAGGGCGACACGCGGACCATCGTCTGCGGTCCCGCGATGAAGCGGCTCCTGACCAAGATCTTCATCCTCGACCTGGGCCTCCAGCCTCTGACGAGGAACGTGGGCGGCGTCAACCTGACCGTCATCGAGACGGACTTCGGGCGCGCCGACATCCTGGTCGACCGGTACGTCCCGAACGGCGTGGCCATCGCGGCCTCGCTCGAAGAGCTCGCTCCTCGGTTCCTGACCATCCCGGGCAAGGGCCACTTCTTCTGGGAGCCGCTCGCGAAGACCGGCGCCTCGGAGAACTCGCAGCTGTACGGCGAGGTTGGCCTCGAGTACGGCAACGAGCGGAAGCACGCCAAGATCGTGGACGCGACGACGCCATACGACTCGGTCGCCACGGGGAGCGGCAGCTAGACGGGGCAAGGGGAGGGCGTTCGATAGCCCTCCCCACCTCGGATAGCTGACCACCTTCGGGAGGAAGAGCATGGCAGTCACGAAGTTCCTGGCGCGAGACCTGAGCATCTACATCGACGGCGACCCCGCTTCTGGCGGGGGCGACTCGTGGGTGAAGATCAACGGCCTCAACACCCTCACCCACTCCCCCACCAGCTCCGACGCGGAGACCACCGACTTCAACTCGGCTGGTCACTCGGAGCACATGAAGGCCGAGCGCGGCGAGTCGTGGACCCTCGCGGGCTTCACGCTCGAAGACGTGGCCACGGGCGACCGCGATCCCGGCCAGCTCCTCGTCGAGAACCTCGCCCAGAAGATGGGCCTGACCTCGCTCGAGAGCTTCCAGATCCGCTCGCCGGGCGGCAACACCGCCACGTTCCAGGCGTCGGCCGAGGTCACTCGGGCTGGCGGCGGGAACAACGATCCCGCGGCCTGGCAGGCCGTCGTCCGCGTCAGCGGCGAGGTCACCTTCGCCTAAGCCCGCAGCTTCGCAACCGCGAAGACGCGAGGGGCTCTCCTCAGGGAGGGCCCCTCGTGATACGATCCGCTGAGCAGACCGCCCCCGCGCTTTGAGGAAGGAGCCCTGTGCCTCCGACGAAGATCGACGCCTACGCCTCGGCGCCCCAGTACCTTCATCACATGGTACCCGTGTGGAGGGCGCTCGGCCCGGCTCGCGGCGTATTCTATGTGCAGCCCGACATCCTGGAGATGGCGCGCGGGATGGGCGTGAAGGCCGAGCTCGCGCCCGTGCCTGCACTCCCGGACCGGCCGGTCTTCGTGTCGGCCAGCGGGAACCTCAATCACTGTCGGACAAGAGGGCGCAGTCGCGTCGCGCTCATGGAGCACGGGTGCGGGCTGTCTTATGGCGGCGACCGTGGGTACCTCGGGAGAGTCGCTGCCAAGAGCTCCTCCTACGCCGGCGGTGACGGCCGCCCCGCGAGTCTCTTCCTCCACCCCGGCGAGCACCCCGCGGCACGTGACCGCGCGCGCTACCCGAGGGCCCAGGTCGAGGTCGTGGGGTGCCCGAAGCTCGACGACCTGCCAGCGCGAGACCCGAGTGACCCGACACCGACAATCGCCTTCAGCTTTCACTGGGATACTGAGGTCGCGCCCGAGACACGGTCGTCGTTCATCTACTACCGCGACCACCTCGCGCTCTTCGCGAAGGCCGCCGCGATCACGGGCGAGTTCAAGGTCATCGGTCACGGGCATCCCCGCATCATGGAGCGGCTCGCGCCGTGGTACGAGCGGAAGCACATCGAGGTCGTCCGCGACTTCGACGAGGTGTGCCGGCGGGCCGACGTGTACGCTGTAGACAACTCCTCGACCCTCTACGAGTTCGCCTCGACGGGCCGCAACGTCATCGTTCTCAACGGGCCCTTCTACCGGAAAGACATCCACCACGGGCTCCGCTTCTGGGACGCGGCCGACGTCGGGCCTAACCTGTGGGAGCCGTACGACATCGAGGCCACGGTCCGCCGCGTGCTCGCTCACCCGCACGAGTGGGACGAGAGGCGTGAGCGGGCCGTCAACCTCGTGTATGCCTTCCGGTCGGGCGCCGCGAAGCGCGCTGCCGACACACTGAAGTCATGGGCTCGCGCCGCGGGTGAGCCGGCGGTCTCCCCGTGATGAGTGCAAGAGCAGAATGCGGAAAGTGCACAAATAGCCTGCACTTCACGTTCGGAGCAGAGGCCCAGTGCCCGGAGGAGCAGAGCCCTCTGCTCGGCGGGGAGAGTGTGAGGCGATGAAACACTACGTCATGACCCGCTCGAGCTACGGTCCAGAGTGGTCGCTCGAGGCGAACCGCCGGCGGCTCGACATCACCCGCGGGATCACCGCCCGCCTGATGAGACGGCAGAAGGTCCGGGACTGGACGTGGATCGCGCTCCTCGACTCGCGCGACCCTCTCATCCACGAGCGGATGGAGGTCGTCCGCGAGGCGGCGCCGCACTTCGAGCCGATCATCTGGACGCCGGGCGATGAGGTGGCGGGCGCGCTCTGGGACAAGCACGCGGCGAAGAACAACCGCCGGCAGAAGGTCGCGGCCACTGCCTATCGCCACCCTGGGTGGCTCCAGCTCACGCCTCGCGACGAGCCCATCCTCCAGACCCGTGTCGACGATGACGACGGGCTCGCGGTCGACTACATGCGCCGCGTGCGCGCGGCAACTGACGCACTCAGTGATGGGCGCCGCGTCGCGATCATGCTCCCGATCGGGTACCGCGTCTGGGACGGGCGGTACTCCGTCGTGCAGCACGACACCAATGCCATGCACACGCTCTTCACGCCCGCGGGCGACGAGACCACGGTCTACTCCTACGGGCACCGGCTCGTCGCGCGCAAGCAGCCCATCGTGATCGTCGACCGGCGCCCGGGATGGCTCTGGGTCCGGCACCCAGACACCATCTCGGGGTGGCGGAAGGCCGACGCGCCTATCACGCTCTCGCTGCGCCTGCGGTTCCCGATCGACTGGAGCGTCCTCGAGTGACGCTCCTGTTTGGGCAGCTCAACGCCTTCACTGGCCCGTGGATGCGAGCGCGCGGGCTCACCGAGTCCGTTGAGCTCGACGACTTCCCGCACGTCGCGGCCCTCCGCGGCGATGAGCAGACCTATCTCGACTACCTTGCCGAGTCGTGGCGGATGCTTCCCCGGTGGAACACCGCAGCGAAGCGCCAGAAGCAGCTCCGGCGCCTTCTCACGCGTGGCTTCGGAGGCGCGCCGGTCACGACCGCGACCCGACCAGACGGGCGCGTCATCCTCGTGGATGGGAACCACCGCGCGGCCATCGGCCACGTGGACGGGCCGATGCCGGCGACCAAGGCGATGACGCCGGAAGCGTGGCTCGCGAAGACAGTGGCCAACTCAGGTGAGCGGTACGGTACGGCGCCCGGGAAGCCCTACCAGAGCGTGTTCGCGGGAGGTGTGGAGGTCGTCTCAGGGCGCCGCCGGGACACTCTGGTGCGCCACGGGCTCATCCCCGACGAAGACCTCGTGGGGCGCCGGGTCCTCGACCTCGGGTGCAACACGGGCGCGGCGTCCTTCCTCGCTGCGGAGACCGCCGAGGAGGTCATGGGCGTTGACGTGAGCGCGAAGCTCATCACGTCGGCTCTCAGGCTCGGGACGTTTGTTGCGAGTCCGGCCCACTTCCGCGTCGCGGACCTCGCGGCCGAGGCCATCGAGGGGTGGGACACGGTCTTCTGCTTCGCGGTCCTCGCACACGTTCGCGAGCGTCGTGCCCTGCGACGGACGCTCGGGTCGGCGCGGGTCGTCTTCCTCGAGGAGAACGGCGGACAC